ACCGTCGGGGCTGAAAGAGGTACTAGTCTCCATAGGCTTATCTGCCTCCCAAATTCATGAGTTCATCGAGCGATCCGCCCGATGCGGGGGCGCTTCCAGGTGCGCCCATCTTCGCGGCCACGGGATCAGTCATGGGGCCGGAACCTGCGATCGCCTTCATCTTGTTCAAGGGATTCGCCTTCTGCGTCTCCCGCTGGATCATGTCCGAAAGTTGCGTGACGGGGCCTTCCACATCGACGCCGAGGCCCGAGAAGAGTTCCCGAATGGTCATGTCCTTGCGGAGCATCCCCTTCTCGGCCATAAGAAAGGCATCCTGGGGATTCATGATAGAAAGGTTCTCATCCATCGACTGGCCGATGTCCTTCTGCGGGGTCGCTTGCATGTCGGGCATCATGGGGCTAGGCAACCTGCGCCTCCTGCACTTGCTGATCGCTAAGATCGTTCAAGAGGCCTTGAACCATCGCCTTGTCCTGGGACTCCTGGGGATTCCCGCCGCCGCCTGATTGCGACATTGCCATCTGTTCTTCCTTCTTTCGCTGCTCGGCAAGCCGGGCGAGAATCTTGTCGGTTCCGGGGACGCGCAAGGTCTCAAGGACCGCCTGGGCATCGACGATCTTCATTTCCGCAAGCCTGAGCATGAGGTTTGCCAAGGACTGGCGATCGAGGGGAAGCGTGGAATTCGTCTGAATCTCGATGTTGAAGTCGAAATAGACTTCATCCGTTTCCGCGATCGCATCGATGAGCTTTTCATAGTCCTCGATGTCCTGTTTCTCGTCCTCGGAGAGGTCGTCCTGCATGAGGCCATCAGGGGTTTGCGGCTTCATGGCTTCCTTGAGGAAGCTCGCCTGGTTCGAGATCACCCCGTACTGAACGTCGTCGTCCTTGCGGATATAGAAGTTCCTCGGCTCGGTGTAGAACTGCATCATGAGTTCGACGATGAGAGTTGCAAGCCGCTTGATACTGGATTCCAGGTTCCGCACCCGCTGGCGCGTCCGGGTGTAGGAGGATTCAAGAAGCATCGACATCTCGGTTGCCGTCTGCCGCTGCCGCTTTCCCGTGACGCCCTTCGTCACGTCGGTGACGCCGGACACTTCCTCGATGAGCTGCGGCAAGGTGGACATGATCTGGGTGATCACCGGGGGAAGGTCGGGGACATCGAGAGTCGCGACGACATCCTTGGCAAAGCCCGCCTTCGACATAAGCACTTGGTCGCCCTTCTGGATCGCTTCCTTCACCTGTTCGGTCGTGATCCCCGCCGACTCGTCAACGACGATGTTCCGCTTGGTGTACTTGCGGGCATGCTCGACGATCTGCTGCAGGCGCACGTTGAATTCGCGGTTAAGGTTCTCGATCTGGTCCGGCTCCCCGATCCCCCAGAATTGATGCGGCACCTTGTAGTCGTGCAAGGCCACATAGGGAGGCCTTCCGTGCTTGAACGGGGAGGGGCGGTCATCAAGGAGAATGGCGTTCCCGCCCGTGAAGGTGAGAATCCTTCCATTGGGGTACTTCGCTTTCTTCACCTTCTTCGATTCGGTGACATCGCGGCCTTCCGGGTTCTTCCCGGCGTATTGCTCCTCTATCGCGTCCTCGGTCTCGGTATCCTTAAGCCAGATTTCATAGACGAGGATGTAGTCGCCTATGAGATCGTGTTCGGCAAGGCGGTCCTGTTTCTGGTCATGCTCGGTAGCGTACTCCTCCGGCGTGATGTTCTTTTCTGCCTTGGGGTAGAAGCGTTTCACGTCCTCGACGGGCATGAGCTTTCGCATCCCGCACCAGGAAGCGTTCCAGGGATCGTCGTAGCCGGGGGCGATCACGAAATCGAAGGGGTCCACGATGTCGATTGCGATGTCCCCGAGTCCGTTGGCGGCGTCAGGATCGAAGTAGACCTTGAAGAGCGCCGTTCCGTGGATGAGCGAGTCGTAGACGGCATCGAGGAGTTTTTCATCCATCCTCGTCATTTCCCACACGAACTTCAGGGCGTCGTTGTAGAGGTCAGCGACCCGCTGGAAGAAGTAGCGCCGAGGCAGGACCGTCCAGATCGGCCTGTTGTCGGTGAGAAGGGGAGCCGTCGTCTGGATCGTGGAGAAGATGAAGTTGCAGAAGACCCGCGAATCTTCCGGCAACAGCTCGGCTTCGTTCCACCACTTCCCTGTGAACTCCTTGATGAACCGCTGCCACTTCTTGCGGCGTTCCTCATGTTCCGGGCTTCCGTAGGAGGCGTCCACGGCGTCTTTCAATTCGGAGAAGGTCATTACGCTGCCTTTATGATGCCGTTCTCGGCCATGTAGCGCTCTCGGGCTCTCTGGCTTTCGAAGTTCTCGCCTGTATAGGGGTCATACCCTGCCCGGAACGAGACCCGGATGGAGGGGGAGGAGTAGAGACGGCGCATTTTCTGACCGCAAACGGGGCAAAAGTGTTCAGTTTCGTGGATTTTTTGAGGCTCCTCGAAGACAACGTGCAGTGAATCGCACGCATCGCACTTGAATTCGTAGGTGATCACCGCATGCTCCCGTACGCACCTGTCCTGAAGTCCTGCATGGCTGTTCCGTCCGTTCTCCTTGATCCAGAGACATACTTGGGTGCCTTCTTGATTCGCTCCTCCATCGCGATAAGCCTGTCCAGGTAGTTCTCCGGGAGGCTTGAAAGGGAGGCCTGTGCCACCTGTCCATCGCTACGCAACAAATTTCGCCTCCCATGCCGACGCAAGCCGTTTCTTGAACATCCCAAAGAGGGAATCAGGCCGATACGCCGCTTGCCTGAGCGCGTCGCCCGATGTCCCTGCCGTGAATTCCGTAATGATCTGGACCATCATCGTGAGGGCATCCACGAGATCGTCATGTTCTCCCTTGGGGAAGAACTCCATTTGGAGGAGTAAGTCGGTGAGCGATTCGTGGATGAACACCCTGCCAGTTCTGACGACGCCGCCCAGGACGCGGTTTATCTTGTCTTCCTTGGACATGGACCGCGGGGCGTCGATCTGTTCCAGCTTGAATCGCAAGCGCTTGCCCGTGATCGTCTCGTACTCGCGCCTCTTGATGTCCAGGAGGTATTGAATCCCTGCTTGCAGTCCCAGCTCGATTCCAACGACCTTTGGGCGATACTGGACGATGAGCCTGATTAGCTCGTCCACCATCTTGTCGGGTTTCAAGTGGATCTTCTTGGCCTCGACCACGTACAGGAAACCTTCCGAATTGACCGCCCCGATTATCACGCCCGTGTCGTCCGAGTAGCTTTCAGCGGTAGCCGCAGGGTCCACGGTCATATAGTAGGCATGCTCGCCCGGCGCGAGGACCGCGAAGGTTGGCTGCGGGGGAGGGAAGATTTGGTCGTCCCTCGGCACGGGATTGTTGTCGTACTGGCAGGAATACTCGTAAGCACCCTGACGTTGCTTGATCTTGGCAAGCATCGAGAGGGTGAAGAACCGATAGATCGGCTTCCCGCCCTCGACCGCGCGGCGAATGTATACCCGGTCCTTGTACCAGCCTTCCCGCATGACGGTCCCGTAGATGTCGGAGAAGTGATACCGGGTGCCGATCATCAACTCGAAGCCTTCCGGGTCCTTGATGGACTGGATATACGAATACCAGTCTCGAACCTTCCTGATCTGCTCCGGCGTCGAGCAAGATTGCTCATTGATGATGTCGTCCATGATGATGACGTCGTAATGACGTCCTACGATCGTTGCTCCGACGCCCCAGGCTTCAACCTGGTTCTCCTGGGGAACCCTGCCCCATTCAGCCGATCGGAAGACGGTAAGCTCATTGGCGACCGACCGCTTCCAGTTGACGAACCGTTTCCCTGGCTCAGGGATTCGGTCGGGGAACAGGCGCATGAGCATGGACGTGCAGAATAGTTGCTTGATCTCCCCAAGCTGCGATTCAACGAGGCTCGATGTGCGGGAGAACAACCCTATTCGGATGTTGGGATTCTGCAGAATGAGCTGGACTATCTTCACCTTAGTCCAGGCGGACTTCATGTGTCCGCGAGGAATCAGGATAAGCGTGTCGTCATTCCGCTCCATGATGCCCGAAAGCCAGCCATGCAGCACAGGATCGAGTCGTGGACGGCCGCCGTCCTCGATCTTGTCCATGCCTAGGATAACGGCACCCAGAAAGTACAAGTCGGTGAGAGCCTTCCATTGCAGGTACAGCTCCGCCGCTAACTCCTCCTTCCCTGTCTTGTCAAAGAACTCTCTATACTTCCGCTTCTCGGCGGGAGTGCGAACGTACTCCATTACTCTCCGATGTGACGGTAAGCATCACAGATGTATACACCACCTCCTTGACCACGAAGAAAGGTGAACCAACCCTATCCGGGATGATTCGTCTTGCTCTTCAAAGTCCTTTTCAATGTCTGTATTTGAGCTTTCCGTAGTCGTGCTGAGCGGTAGCGAAGCCCTCTGGAGACGGAGGAAAGGGCTTCTCGTCTCATCTCTTCTGTATTCTATATACAATACTGATGTGTTGACAATTATATATAAGCGTTTATCAAAAACCGTGTCAATACCCTTTTAAAATTCTTAAGCCAAGACCAGTGGGGTAAAGAGCATGAAAATTCTATCAATTGAGATACTTACGATTTCAGGAGTTATCATGGATAGTCAGAAAAGTCTTAAAAAGATTTTGTAAAAAAAAGAAAATAATCTAAACTCGATGAAGTTCTTCCCGAGTCCAGGTTGCTCCTTCTGATGAAACCGACTGCGTGTCCATTAATGAGAAGGTATCTTCCAACCATTGATCTTTTGGGGAAAGAACGGCTTGTTCCACTAACCTACGGACTAAGGCATTGAAGGAAATGTTATGCTTTCGGGCATACTCCCGGCCAGCTTTGAGAAGATTTTCATCCATGGACAGCGTGATGTTCTTCATATAAAACCCCATTCACAGTATAGGTATACTCATACGAGAACTCAAATCCATTGTTCTTGAAAGAGTATGAATTTCGTTTCAGCTATAAGGCGCCAAGGCAAGAGCTCAAGATTCTTCGTAATGAAGCCGAATATAACAGATTCATTTAATATTGCCCCCCAAGTTTTAATATTCCACACAGTATATCCTCATGAATTGAACTCTATAGGTAACTAAAGCGCTATACTATAATTAAATATAGTAATGAGTGCTTGTAAAATTAGAGAAATGGTTTAATCTTAAGTAGTCCAATAAGCTGGATGGGAAATATTTAAAAGAAGAGTTTTATCAGTTTATGAAGCTACTTTTCCGTATCGTTTTCAAAAGGAGCAAAGAATGAAGAAAGTGATTCTAACAATTCTTATTGCTTTTACATTGACAGTTGGGGTGATAGGGCAAAGCAAGGTTTTCAGAGGTTCATCCTCTTATGGTAGCCCAATTCTCACTATTGTATCAGGAAAAGTCTATGTAGGTTCAAATTCATACGGTTCTCCAATTATGACTATCAGTGGCTTTCGAATATATTCAGGCTCGTCTACATATGGAACTCCACTTGCTACGGTAAGTGGAGATAAGGTTTATGAAGGGTCGGCATCCTATGGTTCTCCAATAGCGACCATAAATGGAGATAAAGTATATGCAGGGTCAGCATCCTATGGTTCTCCGATAGCAACCATAGATGATGGAGGGCAAATGTCGGGGGCAGCCGCAACTGTATTTCTTTTATTAATGTAGACTTTCCAGAAGCTTGGCTAGTCTTCGTCCGGGTAGTCTATCGCTCTTTTTTAGATTACAGGAGAGCAAAGATGAAGAAATCAGTAGTAATTGTTATTTTCCTCATTTCACTAACTACCAAGGTATTTGCTCAAATATTTTATAGGTTTGCTACATCATCTGAGAATAATACAGCTTTAGTGAACATCAAAGTTTGCCAGTATAAGAATGGTTCTGTTGACTTTGACTTTTCTAAAGGTTACGCAGATTTTTATATTATCTGTTTATTTACAAACCTTACTGATAGGGTTGTAAGAATTATATGGGAACAATCTTCGCTAATTACAGATGAAGGGTCTTCGCCTTTTTATTTTGGTGCTGAGTATTGGGCGCAACCAGAAAAACTAAAGGGTCCTTCTCACCCAATACCTCCGACGATATTGGCTCCACATCAAGATATTTTTAAGATACTTACTGCGGAAACGAAAATTGAGTATTTGCAAGGAGCATGGAAATGGTTTGTTAATCCATTGATTGTTAAGAATATAGAGGATCTATCGTTTCTCTTTTGTATCCAGTCTGGAGGATTGGAGGATTATTATGATGTGTATCCATATTGGGTTGGGCATCCGAAACCTGATTGGAAAGTAGCCAAAAATTCAGAGAAAGCTTTTCCACAAGGACTTAGCATTTTTAATAATAATAAAGATACTAATAATGATGGATATATATCAAAAGATGAACTTTTAGGATATGGGAGAACCGTTTTTAATCTTGAAAAAGAAAGTCTTGTATTAGCTTTCTATTTGCCAGATAGTTCTGGAGATTTGATTTTACAGACATGGTCTGATTCTGGTACTTTAATAGGTGAAACAAAGACACAGCTCAATATGAATTTAATTACGTTTTACAATACGGGACCTGGCGCAGTTGTACCTAATGGTGACTTTTTAGATAAACTTAAGGCTGCAGGAGCCGGAAAATATAGAATTGATGTGATTTTAGATGGGAAGACCTACTCTCAAGATATAGAAATAATAAATGGTAATTAAAATATTGCTCATTTTTTTTCTGATTATTGGTTCTTGGTTCCTTTTAGGATCAGACTCTAAAGCTCCTTGTGTACTACTTTCAGAACTCTTCCTAATATTCAACTGATCTTTAAACCAATACCAAAGAATTTGCACGGTAGGAAACGGTTGTTAGATCATTTTATTGTCATTTACCTTTTCAATCTTTAACCTGTGATATTCTAGAAATACCCTAATTTCATTATCGTATTTTTTAGTGTCAACTATTGTAAGGCATTGAGTTTCAAATTGAAGATTTTCTATTTAA